TAACATGGGTCGTCCTCGACTAAGCAAATTTAAAGGTATGAAGGCTGGCGTGGATGCTCGTGATTGGAATGCCGCAGCCGACGAAATGGTAGATTCCAGATGGTACACTCAGGTCCCAAATCGGGCCAGACGTTTGGTGGATAGGATGAGAGCTCTTGCGGAATCCGAATAGTGTGTTATAAGAACACATAGGATTTAATGCGGAGTTATCGGAGTGGATGAAGTTTACTTTGCGGAAGCTGTTTTTCGCATAATAAAAGAACGGCGACAAGGCATTCAAGACTTGTTGATTTATGACAACGTCAAGAACATAGAGCAGTATCGTGAGCTCATGGGTAACTTAAAAGCCCTAGATCACGTGGAACAGGAACTCAAGGGCCTGCTAGATAAACAGGAGCGAAGTAATGACTAAAGCAGTTGACTTAGCTGCGGCATCAGAAGGTGTTGCAAGTATTGCAGAGGCTTACAAAGAGCCTACTGACAAAGTATTAGACCCCGACGCTATCGGGGAGTCTCTTCTAGAGAGAATGCCTGCACCTACAGGGTGGCGCATTCTGGTTCTTCCATATCGAGGTAAGGGCAAGACAGACGGAGGTATTTATCTTCCGGATGCTGTTGTTCAGGAACAAACTGTTTCGACACAGGTTGGCTACGTTCTTAAAGTTGGCGAGCTAGCTTATAAAGATACGGAAAAGTTTCCTATGGGATCTTGGTGTGAGCAGGGGGATTGGGTGATGTTTGCGCGTTATTCAGGTTCCCGTTTTAAAATAGACGGTGGCGAAGTTCGTATTCTGAACGACGACGAAATATTAGCAAAAATAAAAGAACCTGAAGATATTCTTCATTTCTAGGAGTTATAAATGGCAGAGGATAAACAACAAATCGAATTAGATCTTGAAGAAAATCAAGATACTGAGGTCGAGTTAGAAGCTCAACAAGAGGATGACTCGTCCGCGGCAGAAGCTCGGACGGACACTGAGGATCAGTTTGAAAAGGCTGAAACAAATACGCAAAAGCGTATTGATCGCTTGACCAAGAAAATGCGTGAAGCGGAGCGTCAGAAAGAAGAGGCTCTACGGTACGCTCAAGGAGTTCAGTCAGAAGCGCAAAAACTTCAAGAGCGGATGAACACTTTAGACACGAGCTATGTCAATGAGTACAGCACCCGCGTTGAAACTCAAATGGGATCGGCTGAACAAGATTTAGCTAGGGCGATTGAAATCGGGGACACGAACGGCGTAATCGAAGCTCAACGTAAGATTACGGGGTTGGCAATTGAAAATGATCGCGCCAGACAAGCCAAGATGCAGCAGGAGCGGTATGCTCAACAGGCTGCGGCTCAACAGCAGCAGCAGGTTCAACAGCCTATGCCGCAACAGCAGCCCCGAAGACCTGACCCCAAGGCCGCCAGTTGGGCGGACCGGAACGAGTGGTTTGGTTCTGACGAGGCGATGACTTACGCTGCTTTTGGTGTACATAAAAAACTTGTTGAGAACGAAGGGTTTGACCCGCAGTCCGATGAGTACTATACTGAGTTAGACCAGCGAATGAAGGAAGAATTTCCTCATAAGCTAAACGGTGGTAGCAAACGGCCCGCTCAGACGGTTGCTTCCGTGTCTCGGTCAAGTTCTGGGCGCAGTAGTGGGAAAAAGGTTAGACTCACCCCTAGCCAAGTTGCGATAGCAAAGAAATTGGGTGTGCCGCTTGAAGAATACGCGAAATACGTGAAGGAGTAGGTTAAATGTCTGAAGAACAAAACGAAATGTTTGAAGGTACAGTAAAACGTACTGCTCGCGCAAACCAGACTAGGGAAAAGACGGCGCAGCGTAAGCCGTGGGCTCCCCCGTCTATGCTAGATGCACCACCTGCACCGGATGGTTTTAAGCATCGTTGGATCCGGGCTGAAACCCGTGGTTTTGATGATACTAAAAACGTCAGCGCAAAAATGCGCGAAGGTTGGGAACTGGTTCGTAAGGACGAGTATCCAGACTTTGAGGCCCCGGTACTTGATACAGGTAAATATGAAGGTGTGTTTGGAGTAGGTGGTCTTGTTCTTGCTCGTATACCGTTAGAAACTGTTGCAGAAAGAAAAGCATATTTCGATAAGAGAAATGCGGATCAGATGCAAGCGGTAGATCACGATATGATGAGAGAGAACGCTCATTCAACTATGACGATCAATAAACCCGATCGTCAATCTCGTGTAACCTTTGGCGGTCCACAGAAATAGGGGCCGCCCTGATTAGGAGAAAAATCAAATGGCAAATCAAGATACTGCCTTTGGCCTTCGTCCTATCGGGCTTAATGGCGCAGGTGCCAACACTACTGGTGTAACTCAATATGAGATCGCATCCAACAACACTAATGCAATTTTCCAGAACTCACCGGTTATTCCGTTGGCGGCTGGTGTAATTGACATTGTTGGTAATGCAAACGGTGGTACAGTTCCTGCTCTTGGAGTCCTGATGGGCGTAGAATATGTAGATAGCTCTACAAAGAAGCCTGTTTTCAAAAATTACTGGCCCGGTTCAAACAACGCTAGCGTTGACACAAATCATCCTGTCAAAGCTTTTGTTGCGGACAACCCCAACCAGTTGTTTCTGATTGCTGCTGACGGTAGCTCAACAGATCGTGCGACAGCTTTGTCAAACGTCTTTGCTAACGTATCATTGGCAAACGGCACTTCTGGTTCTACCAGTACTGGTCGTTCCACTGCTGAAATGGATATTTCCACCGTGGCTACTACAGCCACACTGTTCATGCGCGTTGTTGGTCTCACAGGAGACGAGGCTAACCTCGACTATGATGCAGCCGGTGTGAACTATATCGTTCGGTTTAACTTCCACCACAACGCGGTAGTTGCAGCTTCGGCCTCGCAAACAACCTCGTTGTCAACCGGCATTTAAGGAGGGAATAGATAATGGCTATTTCTCGCGCACAATTAGCGAAAGAGCTTGAACCCGGCCTGAATGCCTTGTTCGGTCTTGAGTACGATCGCTACGAAAATGAACATGCTGAGATCTTCGATGAAGAGTCTTCAGATCGTGCATTTGAAGAAGAAGTGATGCTCGGTGGTTTCTCAACGGCTCCAGTCAAAGGTGAAGGCGCGTCCATCAACTTTGATGATGCCCAAGAGACATACACTGCTCGTTACACACACGAGACAATCGCTCTGGCTTTCTCTATCACAGAAGAAGCTATCGAAGACAATCTTTACGATCGTCTGGCGTCTCGTTACACCAAAGCTCTGGCCCGTTCAATGGCTCAGACAAAGCAGATCAAAGCGGCGTCTATTTTGAACAATGCGTTCACAGCCGGTGCTTCTGCTATTGGTGACGGTGCAGCACTTTGTTCAACCGCACACCCGTCTTTGTCAGGCAATCAGCGCAACATCTTGTCAACCGCAGCAGACCTCAACGAGACTTCTCTTGAGCAAATGTTGATTGATGTTGCTGGTTTGACTGATGAGCGTGGTCTGAAGATTGCAGTTCGTGGCACAAAGTTGATCATCCCGAAAGAGTTGCAATTTATTGCAGAGCGGGTTCTCAACTCAAACCTTCGTCCGGGTACTGCCGACAATGACGCAAATGCGATGAAGAACATGGGTATGATTCCAGAAGGTGCAGTGGTTAACCACTTCCTGACGGACACTGATGCCTTCTTCATCAAAACAGATGCGCCAAACGGTTTTAAGTACTTCAACCGGTCACCAATCAAAACTGCTATGGAAGGTGACTTTGACACCGGAAACATGCGGTTTAAAGCTCGTGAGCGTTACAGCTTCGGTGTTTCCGATTGGCGTTCTGTCTTCGGCACAGAAGGTGCTTAATTAAAAATCTCTCCTCCCGTAGAGATTAGAAAGAGCGGCTTCACAGTCGCTCTTTTTTATTGTATAGTTTTTACATCCCTGACAGCCGCATCCTGTGGCTGACATTAGCCACGACAGGAGTTTGACATGGCGAACACAACTTTTAACGGTCCCGTCCGTTCAGAAAACGGTTTCAAATCCATCATCAAGAATGCGACAACCGGCGCACTTACTAATGAGATGGTTCTTTCTACATACACCGCCACCATTGATATTGCTGCTACAGGCACTGATCATAAAGAAGCTGCTATCGGCATTCCATCCAACTTTATTCCTATGGGCGTAGCTATCACTGTTGTTACTGCGGCTGCAAACGCCGTTAACCTTGTTGATATTGGTACAGATGCTGATACAGACGGTTTCGTAGACGGTGTATCAATTGCTATTAACGCTGCTGGTTTTAAGGGCTTTTTCCCTTGTAACGGTGTTTTGGGCATGTCTGGCGGAACAACAACGGCTGCAACCGAGACTGCGGATGAGGTAGAGGTTGTTATTTCTGGAGCAGCCGGTGCTGGCGGCCAGCTATCACTGAAGTTTTTCGGTATTTCATCCGACTCACCAACAGCCTAACAGGAGGCTGCAATGTCTGACTCTGATGTACAATCAAAGCGCATTACTGCAACGGGGTCACTCGCTGTTGGTCCTGCGCGTATTCGTCAGATCCAGTTGAAAACGACAAGTGGTACACCGCGCCTTACCGTAACTGACGGTAATGGCGGGTCTACCGTTTTAGATTTGGATTTCAACGCTTCTGATACGCACTCTGTAAACATTCCGTCAAACGGTATCCGGGTGAGCGATATTTATGTATCTGCTCTCACAAACATTACCGCAGCGACTGTGTTTTATAACTAAACGGAGGCTCGAATGGCTCGTGAAGTAAGTTCAATATCCAGAGTTGGAACTAGCGAGCCTTTTGAGCTTCAAATTGCTCGCGGGCAAATTGCCTACCACAAGCATGTTTTTAAGTTCGGCGTAAATCCCATTGTTCAGAACGTAGAAGAAACAGTCTGGGAGGGCGGTGGACTGTATGTGTACCCGTCTTCAGCGTTAATCATGACAGTTGCCAGTGCCTCTGGAGCCACAGACAATGGTGTAGTTATAACTATTTCTGGGTTGGACGCGGACTACAACGAGCAGTCTGAAACTGTTACCTTGGCAGGTTCTGGCACTGCGACAACAACCAAGTCTTTTCTTCGTGTTAATCGTGGGTTTGTTGCAGGTTCACAAGCACCCGTCGGAGCAGTAACTGTGGTGAATGGTGGAACCACTTACGCATATATCAACGGAGATAATCAGACGTTGATGGCGCTTTGGACGGTCCCTGCGGGATACACAGGCTTTATTACTCAGCTTGATGTTACTGTTCTTACAGAGCAAAACAACAAATTCGGAAACATTCGGCTTGTTACCAGAGAACAGGGAGGCGTGTTTCGGACTCAGGAAGCGTTCTCTGTAGAGCAAGGCCCGATTACCTTGCCGTACTCTATACCTGTTCACATCCCTGAAAAGACGGATATCGAGTACAGAGCTATAGCTTCGGGTGCTAACGCAGACCTTCGTGTTTCAGCGGCGTTTGAGGTTATTTACATTAAAAACGGAAGCAGTTTGTAATGGCTCCGCGTAAAGCTACTATGCCAAAGAGAAACAAAAAGAATTTCCGGTCCACGTCTAGTGGGGCAGGAATGACTAAGGCTGGAGTAGCGGCATATAGACGCGCAAACCCCGGCTCAAAGTTAAAGACCGCTGTCACAGGTAAGGTTAAAAAAGGTTCTAAGGACGCAAAGCGTCGTGCATCATATTGTAGCCGCTCAAAGGGCCAGATGAAGATGCATAACATAAACTGTAGTAAAACCCCGAAGAAGCGTATTTGCGCCGCTCGTAGGAGATGGAAATGTTAGGTCAGCAATTCATAGCGGGAACACTCTTTGTAGCTTTAGTGGGTGTTTGCGTTACAGGCGTTACTTGGATCTCGGCTACTCTGATAGAGGTAGACAAAAATATAGCCGTTATGGCCGTAAAGACAGAGTCTAATAGTAAAAAAATAGATGAAGTGCACATAATGCTTAAACCTATGTGGGAAGAGTTTACGGGCCGAACCTATGAGGATAACATAGCCTTTAAAACGAAGTGAGGTTAGATATGGGTAGTGCAGTTAATTTAGGTGCAGGGCAGTGTCCTACTGGTAAAAGTAGCGTTGTTCGCATGAAAAAAGGGGGCAAGGTAAAAAGTGGTGGTAAGATCTGTCCCAAAGGGAAAGCGTGGGCCAAACGTACATTTGACACATACCCGTCAGCGTATGCAAACATGGCCGCTTCAAAGTACTGTAAAGACCCCAACTACGCTAAAAAATCAAAGGGCAAGTAATGGGTCAGTTAAAAGAATGGGTGAAACAAGACTGGGTTAGGATTGGATCTGATGGCTCTATTAAAGGTAAATGTGGTACTTCAAAAGATAAGAGTAACCCTGATCGTTGCTTGCCTAGAGCTAAAGCTAACAGTTTATCGAAAAGTGAACGCGCTACAACGGCTCGTAAGAAGAAACGGGCAGGCTCTAAAGGAAAAACTGTTGTCCCTAATACAAAAGCTGCGAAAGTAACCCGTTTAAAACATGGCGGCGCTGTCACTAAGCCTAAAAGGCCGTTTAACGGTAAGTCTGTTCCGGGAACGGCAGTAGCACGAGGTTGCGGGGCGGTTATGTCAAATCGTAGGAAAAGAACCAAGGGTTCGGTAAGTCAAGCATAGGAGGCTATAATGGCAAAAGAATTTATGACTATGGAAGAGTATTCGGCAGATCTTGTTGGCGGAAACATGCGGTCTAAAGGTATGGCTAAAGGCGGCGCTGTTGGCATGAAAAAGAAGGGCTACGCTAAAGGCGGTAAAGTCCAGAAAATGGCTGGCGGCGGCATGATGAAAAAAGGTTATGCTAAAGGCGGCGCAGTAGGTATGAAGAAAAAAGGTTACTCAAAGGGCGGTAAGGTAAAGTAATTTGTCTTATCTTCAGAGTAATATACCGCATTTCAAATGTTGGGTGCGAAGGGAATATACCTGTAATCATTTGAAATATCACGGCGAGTTTCTTCATGCTATGGCGATTGCCGTTACCACAATGCCCAGCCGGTGCTTGAGTTTTCAGATGATATTTACGGGCTGTGAGGCAGATGGGACGGATGATCCTAATGTCCACGGGGGAGCGATGTGGGCTAGAATGCCTATTACGGCTCTTGTAGGCGATACCCCTTTTGAAGAATGGCCCGAACCTATGCCTGTCCATTTGGCGCAACCTTGGGACTGTATGTCCCATACACACGCAGTTTATCGTTTAGATAGAGCTCATCCTTGCCCGTGGGTTGCGAAGATAGGACCTGACTTTTTCCCGGCTAAATACTATTTTACGGTAGATTATACCGAAAGTGAGATAGCGGATGACCCGGCCCAGCACAAACAAAGCCACGTTCTAGAACTTTTGGATGCGGGTCCTTACACGGGGAATATTGTTGCGTTGCCTAACAATCGTGTTCGTGTTACGCATCCGGCGTGGTTTGAAACAGGGGAAGGTCCTCCCGATTTTTTACCCTCGCAGCATATACACTATTCAAAATCGGATTTAGACTATACAATGGATGTAAATCAGATCTTCGACAACCTGTATGCGGAAGATAAGAAATGACCCTTTCTGGAAGCACAAATTTTGAGTTAGACGTAACTGATTATGTTGAAGAGGCGTTTGAGCGATGCGGGCTTCAAGTTCGCACGGGGTACGACTTGAAGACAGCTAGACGGTCGCTAAACCTGATGTTGGCAGAATGGGCTAATCGGGGTTTAAACCAGTGGACTATTGCTCAAAGCACTCAGGCGGTTACTTCTGGTACAGGTGACTACACGCTAGGAACCAACATCATTGATATCTTATCTGTTGTGGTGCGGAGAGACGGGACCGATTTTTCTTTAACTAGAATGAGCCGAGACGATTATCTAACTATTCCGACAAAAACGACTACGGGTAGACCTAATCAGTTTTTCTTAGACCGACAAGTCACGCCGGTTTTAAAAGTCTGGCCTGTTCCAGAGAACAGCACGGATATTATTATATATGATGCTTTAACTAGAATGGATGACGCGGACGAGTACACCAACACTTTAGATGTTCCGTTCAGGCTGTATCCTTGTTTGGCTGCGGGTTTAGCGTATTACATCTCTATCAAAAGAGCCCCTAATAGAGCTCAACTTTTAAAAGCAATGTATGAAGAAGAGCTTGAAAGAGCGATGGCCGAAGACCGGGATAGAGCATCGTTCAATGTTGTGCCGCAGTTCCAATATTTTAGGACAACATAATGTCACGTTTCGCCTCTGGAAAAGACTCCTATGCTATTTCAGATAGATCTGGTTTTAGGTATAAATACAATGACATGCGAAAAGAGTGGAACGGTTTACTTGTCGGAAAAGATGAGTTTGAGGCAAAACAACCGCAACTAGGGCCTTTTCGTAAAGTTTTTGACGCTCAAGCTTTAAAAGATGCCCGTCCTCCAAACCCAGAACCTTTGGAGGTTTTGGTAGGTAATCCGCCTTTGGAAAAACCGGGCATGGCTTTTATAAAAGCTTCAGCGCAGGTTGGTCAGGTAATAGTGGATTTACCTACGATAACGCCGTCTACGTCTACTCCTACGGGTCTTAGCGCAACAGCAAGTGTAGGCACGGTGACTACAACAGGGGTAACTATAACGCAGACATTTGCTGTAACTGTTGCAAATCCGGGTTCAGGTAACAAATACTATATAGATGGTGTTCAGCAAGCCACGGTTAATCTTACCGAAGGTAACACTTATCGTTTCGATCAGTCAGACGGCACTAACTCTGGACACCCCTTGCGTCTATCCACCACCTCGGATGGAACACATGGTGGCGGGTCGCAATACACTACGGGCGTAACAACCACTCCTTCTTACACTCAAATCACAGTTGCTGTGGGGGCCCCAACCCTGTATTATTACTGTACTAATCACAGTGGCATGGGCGGACAGGCGAATACACCATGAGCTACACAAAAACAACTTTGAAACAAGCTATACAAGATTATGCTGAGAATGACGAAACAACTTTCGTTAATAATCTTGATAACTTTATAAAGAATGCTGAAGAAAAACTGTTAAAAGTAGTGGATCTGGACGTTTTTCGTAAAAACGTGAACGCCGCTATGACTACGGGTAACAGGTTCTTGAGTCAGCCGACAGACTACTTGGCTACTTTTTCTTTGTCTTACAACAACGGCTCCGGCACAAGTCATGTTTTTTTAGAACAAAAGGACGTAAACTTCTTACAAACGTATTGGACTACACCTACCACCACAGGTGCGCCGCGTTACTATGCTGTTTTTGATGTAGGTAATTTTCTTATAGCCCCTACTCCAAATCAGGATTATGCTGTTGAATTACATTATTACTACCGACCCGCTTCTATCACAGGGGCAACGGGAACGTCGTGGCTTGGGGAAAACGCACCAGATGCGCTTTTATACGGCTCTTTAGTTGAGGCTTATATATTTATGAAAGGGGATCCTAATCTCCTTCAGATGTATAGGCAGCAGTTTGAAGAAGCAGCACTTCGTCTTAAAAATTATGGCGAAGGCGTAGAAAATACCGAAGCTTACCGCGACGGGTTAGTGAGGACTCAAAAGACATGAATGTAGCAATAGTGGCGTTTGGCGGCTCGTTTTCCGAGTACGTCATGTCGCGCATAAACTCGCAGAACTTTGACGAAGTGTGGGGTATAAACAGCATAGGGGCCATATTTCATGTAGATAAGACCTTTATGATGGACCCCGCCTCTCGTTTTTTAGATGGTAAAAAAGCCGGGAAACAGACTGGGATAGCGCAAGAATTCTTATTAAAGACGCCTAAAAAAGGACCTATATACTCTTGTTGTTTAGATGAACGAGTGCCTGAGATAGAGCTATACCCCTTAAAGGAGGTTGTTGGCTCATTAGGATTTGCGTACTTTAACAATACGGTAGCTTACGCCCTAGCCTATGCTATTTACAGCGAAAAAGTCTCAAAAATCCACCTGTACGGGATAGATTTCAGTTACAAGCAGAATATAAATTTTGCGGAAGCGGGACGTGCTTGTTGTGAGTTTTGGTGCGCTATAGCCCTTTCAAAGGGTATACAGCTAGAGATAGCCCAAAATTCAGGCTTTATGGACACTAACGTGCCGGAGAATGAAAAACTGTACGGCTACCATCGTTTAGAGGATCCTCTTGTTCAGACAATAAAAGATGGGAATTTGATTATTGTCCCTCAATCTGAGTATACCAAAGAAGAAAAAGAAACTTTATCACCGCCAGAGCCGTTAGATAATCCAGTTCTTATTGGGCGACATGATGTGCCGGGAGTATCGTATAATGATTAGTGTACAAACAGGAATAGATGTAGGTACGATTGATGTTACTACGTCAAATGAGGGAGGTCTTTCTTCCGACCAAATAGCTGAAATGGCTCGTAAAAAGATAGTTTATGTGTCAGAGGAAGCTCCGCCTGCTATAAAAGATCAGGCTCAAGCGTTTGCAGGGAGGGTTGAAGACGTGCTACGTTTTTACATAGACTTGGCTAAACGCGAGGAGCGTGGTACTATATGCCAGACTTTGCGTAAGGCGGGTCACGACGACATTGCGGACTTTATTAGGAGACTATAATGGCAATCACTCAAGCAATGTGTACCTCATTTAAGAAAGAGCTCCTAACGGGTACACATAATTTTACAAATAGCTCTGGAAACTCTTTTAAACTGGCCTTGTATGCAATCGGGGGTGGAGGGAAATCCAGCACAACCGCTACACTTGGCGCGGCAACCACAGCTTTCACCACAACAGGTGAGGTGGCAAACAGCGGTTCATACGCATCTGGTGGTGGCGCATTAACAAATGTGACGCCGACAAACGATGGAACAACTGCTATAACAGATTTTGCTGATTTAAGCTTTACTACAGCAACAATTACTGCTCGTGGCGCGTTGATCTACAATGACACAAACGCTGATAAAGCGGTTTGTGTGCTTGATTTTGGGTCAAATAAGAGTTCAAGTTCAGGCACCTTTACCATTCAATTCCCTACAGCGGACGCTTCAAACGCTATTATTAGAATAGCTTAACGGAGTAAACTGTGTCCAATATTGGCGGATGGGGTAGAGGCGCGTGGGGTGACGGCGCTTGGGGCCAACCTGTACCCGTAGTATTAACGGGAGTAGCCGCTACTACGGGTCTTGGCACCCCTTTAGCCGGAGGCGGTAGCTTAGTCGGTCCTGTTGGCGCGGTTGGCACCATAGGGTTTGGCGATGAACAAGTTGTTGGTACTGCCGTTGTAGCTGTAACGGGAGTAAGTGCAACTTCGGGCACATCTACGCCAGAAGCCCCTGCCGCCGCTACTTTGACGGGCACCTCTGCAACAACGTCTGTTGGAACACTTACTCTTGTAATCCCAGTAACTGTTAGTGTTACTGGAAACGCTGTTACGGGTGCTATCGGATCTCCGATAGTAGACGATATGGCTTTTGGCGTTACAGGATTGTCAGCAACAGGAAATGTTGGTATTGTCTTTATCTGGAGTCAAATCGTCATAACGCCGGATCAACAGGCAAATTGGACAGATTTAACTCCTGCTGGTGCAGGAACATGGACTGACCTAGTGCCGAGTCAATCAGCGAATTGGAAAGAGGTCGCATAAATGGCTAGCTCATATACTACTAGAACCGGTATTGAAAAACCCGCTACTGGCGAACAATCGGGAACTTGGGGTGATACTACTAACCTGAACTTCGATATAATTGATACGGCTCTTAATGGGGTCGTGACGTTAAGCTTATCAGGCACAAGTTCTTCTTTAACGACGACAGATGGCAGTGTTTCAGACGGCATGAACAAGTTAATTGTTTGTGGCGGATCTCCTTCCGGGACACATACGATAACGATTGCCCCTAATGACGCAGAGAAAATTTACTTTGTAACCAATGACACCAATCAGTCGGTGGTTTTTTCTCAAGGAAGTGGTGCTAACGTAACCGTGGCGACAGGCGAAAGTCGGATAATTCGAGCCGATGGTGCGGGTGGCGGTGCTGCGGTGACTGATTTCACCTCAACAATGGCGGCAAGCACCACCTTCATCAACAACACAGCGGCAGGTGATGCTACCGCTTTGGCAATCGCGTTAGGATAAGGAAATGGCAAACACATTTAAAGTTATAACAAAGGCGGGGGTTACCTCCTTAGATCTTATATATACGGTAGCATCGTCTACTACTACAGTAGTTCTTGGTATTATTCTAGGAAACACGACTACTACACAGCAGACAGCTACCGTTACTTTAACGTCAGATACGGCAAATAGAGCAGGAGATAATAACGAGGCGAACCAAGCGGTCGAACTTGTAACAAATGCTCCAATTCCAGCCGGGTCGTCGTTAGAGATGTTAGCCGGTAACAAGGTGGTTTTAGAAACCACTGACACAATAAGCGTCACAGCTACTGGTGCAACGGATGTAGCGTTGTCAATTATGGAGATCACCTAATGCCATATCTGGGTAATCCTTTAGCCTTTGCTTACAGCGCGGTAAGCTATCAAGATTTGACCGGAGTTACAGGAAGCCCCGTAAAGCGTGGCTTTACTCTTAATAACGCTGTGTTAAACGCAAACGAGATAGAAGTTTTTGTCAATAATGTGCGCCAAGAGCCTTCGGTAGCGTATACCGCCGGGGGTACAACTCTGACAATGACTGGAGATGTCGAGACAACCGATGACTTCTACGTTGTTTTTCAAGGAATGGCAAAGCAGACGGTAAGTCCTGCGGCAAGCACTAATATGTCGATCACAGACTTGACCGTGAGCGGAGAGCTTACATTAGCTAAAGCGGTTCAGGGGACAACTTTTGTTGACACCACCAATTCAGGCAACATCACCCTTGATTTTGACACTTATCAAAACTTTGTTCTTACCATGACAGGAGCCGTGGTACTGGTTAATCCGACTACGGAAGCCGTAGGTCAGACAGGTTTTATTATTTTAATTCAAGACGGTTCAGGTAGCAGGGGGTTGTCCACGGGTAATCAGTTCTTTGCTCCCGGAGGTGCTATAACCATATCTACTGCGGCAAATGCAATTGATGTCGTGCCGTACATGGTTCAGGACACCGATAAAATTTTACTAGGTACTCCTCAACTCGCTTTTGCAGCGTTAGCGTAGGAAGAGCTTATGTCAGGACCTTTTGGATCAAGTCCTTGGGGTTACAACCCCGGTGGTGATTTCTACTCCTACACCATTGACCAGTCTTTGCGGTTCAATGATAACGATAGTGCGTATCTAAGCCGCACACCGAGTATTGCTGGCAGTCTTACAACTTGGACTTGGAGTGGCTGGGTTAAGCGTGGAAATCTTGCCGCTGGTATGCCTGCTAGGGGTACTATTTTTGGAAGAAGCCTTACGCTTTTTGGGTTTTTTAACGCAACATCTGGGGTAGCAGCAGATAATTTTGGTGTTTATTTAACCGACGGTGAAGATGACCGGTTTATAACCAACCGTGTTTTTCGAGACACTTCAGCTTGGTATCATTTTGTTGTCGTATTAGATACCACTAACAGCACAGCGGATGACAGGTTTAGACTTTATGTTAATGGCGTTAGGGAAACATCTTTTTCAAGAGCCGATGCAATTACTCAAAATAGGACAGCAGGGGTAAATGCGGCAGCAGCACACGCAATAGGTAGACAGTCTCCAGCCGCTTCACAGTATTTTGACGGCTACCTAGCCGAAATGAATTTCATTGACGGAACAGCCCTGACCGCCGACAGCTTTGGCGAGATTAAAGATGGTGTTTGGATACCAAAAGCTTACTCTGGTTCATACGGCACTAATGGATTTTATTTGCCGTTCGATGATTCTAGCGCAATAGGAGATGATGAAAGCGGCAACACAAACGATTGGACTGTAAACAATCTAGTTGCAACAGATGTCGTGCTTGACAGCCCGACTAATAACTTTCCTACGTTAAATCCCCTTTATATATATTGGAACATTTCCTATCCGCCAACTATAACCGAAGGAAATTTAAGAACTTATACTGCAAGCAATTACTGGGCGACCACTCTTGGAACTATGGGAGTATCCTCTGGAAAATGGTATGCTGAGTTTCTCGTAACTACGGGTGCCAGTCCTGCTGCTGTAGCTGCTGTGGGGATACTAGATATTGGTCTGAATAACGCTGTGGATTCCAGTAATTTTATAGGTTATGAGACAAATTCAGTCAGTTATTATGGTGCAAATGGTACTAAATATATATCATCAACCGCAAGTGCCTATGGAAATACTTGGGGGCTGGGTGATATTATTGGTGTAGCGTTAGATCTTGATGCTGGCACAGTAAAATTTTATATAAATAATACCGTACAAAACTCTGGAACTGCCGCCGCCACTGGTTTAAGTGGTACTTTTGTGTTTGGTTGCGCCGTTTATGCCACCACTGCAATCGTAGCCAATTTTGGTCAAGACAGTAGTTTTGCTGGAGCAGGTACAAACCAGAATAACGCTGATGATAACGGACAGGGTGATTTTTATTATGCGCCACCGTCGGGACATCTTGCGGTTTGTTCGGCTAACCTTCCAGAGCCTACGATTATTGATG